CATGCCGCCGGCTGCCTCGTCCATGCCTGCGGGCCGGGCGATCCAGTCTGTCACATCGAACTGCGGGATACGGGTGGTGCCCTTGCCGATCTTCTCCATCTTCGATCCCTTGTACTCGATGACGGGCAGGAGGGTTGCGTTCAGCGGGATCGTTTTGCGATCCTCGATGCACTTGACGTAGATTGCTTCGAGTCCCATGTTGGGACCGACTCCATTGGAGGACCACTCGCAGGTGCCGAGCTGCTTGTTGTAGAACTTCACGGAGAACCCGCGCTTGTGATCTGGCGAGGGCTGCGCGCCCTTCTTGCCTACGGCTGCATCGGGCTGCCAATCGCGCACACCGACGCCGAGCTGTAGCCAGCCGGTCTGCACATTGTCGATGTCGAACACCACTTTCTTGAGTTGGATTTCCTCGTTGTTAGAGTTAGTCCATGCGTTTGCTGCGGGGCTGAATCGGATGAAGTTACCGCTGCCGCCGCCAGATGAGAGATTAAGCATTTTGCGTTTCGCTTTCGTGAGGTTGAGGTTGTACCCGGAACGGGCATTATTGACGCAGGCTTGCGTCCCTTGCAATGGTGGTCCCCGAGCTTTCCTTCTTGGTCAGCCCTTCAAGGATTTCCCTTTGCTCTTTGTCCAGCAGTTTCTCGGCCTCTGCTGGCGATATGAAGTCAGTTATGTACAGCTTATCCACAGATAGACCTGCGTTGATAAGTGCATCTTTAGCTTTATCTTCGTTGATCCATTTGCGCGCCGCGCGCTTCGGGGCGAGCTGCCATCCTGGCAAGACGCCGCCTTGCTCCATGCGCTCCTTTGCGTGTTTCCTGAGCGCATCGACGAATGCCTCGACGATGGGTGCGCGGTCGAGAAGGTCGCTGACCTGATCGTCGGAGAGGCGGCGCATCACCGCGGGGATGTCCTCCTTCTTCATGGTGACGATGCCAGGCTCCTGCGCGGCCACAAGCTCAAAAGCAGCGGCCTGCGCTGGGCAGGTCAGCTTGGCAGGGCAATACTGGCAGGCTTTCTCTGAGGGCTTAGGCTGCGTCTGCGGGTCCGTGGCGGCCATGATGGCCGGGATTAGGGTGTTGCGCTCCCAGGCACGCAGATCGTCGAGGCTCATTGCGTGGACGCGCACGCCGCCGGTGCGTGGTTGGTTGATCTGAAGCTCGATTGTTTTGGCGTCGATGTCGAATTTCTTGAGTGCCCCGAGCGCGTAAATCTTGAGCTGATCGGAGTCCTCGTCGACATACTGCGCGCCTGTCTTGAGGTCGAGTACGACGATCACATTCTCATGGCGCGCCAGCGCGATCACATCGGCGGTTCCGCGCAGCGTGACTTGGTCGTTCTCCAGGTAGCTGACCTGCTCCTCGATGCGGATCGAGCCTTGGCCTGCGAAGGTTTCGAGGTCGCGGATAGCCTGGAGGTGGTCGAATGCCATCTCGCAGTGCCACTTTGCGAGCTTGACGCCTTCCATTGTGTCGCCCTCGAACTCCATCGGATCGTCGTCGAACTGGTAGCAGTATTCAGCGAGCGCGTGGATCGCTGTGCCCGCTTGCGCGGCGTCCCCTGATGGCGTGGGTGGAATGTCTTTAGATAGGAGGGCGCTCGCCGGGCAGGCGATCCAGCGCGAGGCGGCCGAGGGTCTGAGTTCAAGCGGCATTGTTAGGCGCCTCCTTTGCGCGGAAGGCTTCGTCGATGAGGAGGTAGTACGCGAGCGAGCGCACCTCATCGCTTACTGCCCAGCCCAGGTCCTCGCGTTCGAGGAGGCGGCGCAGGAATTCCGTCTTGGCTTGGTTGGTCTTTCGCTCTGCCTCAAGCTGCGTGCCGAGGAAGATGATGTGTTCGCGCATGATGCTGCGCTCGTCTTCTTGCATGGGGAGTTTGTGATCCATTTTTAATCTCCGTTGATTTTTCTGAACATAGCTCTAACGCCATAAGACTTCAAAAATGCAACCACGGTGTTTATCGCAACTAGGTAAACATTGGCTTCAATTGTTGCCTCAATACCTAGAATCGGAAAAACAAGAAGGTTGGTTGCAAAGATCAAAATTGATCCGATGATGACCTGTGCTGCTGCTTCTAAAAGATAAACCATCACTAGTCACCACAAAAACAATCTATTGATCCGTCAGCATTGAACATATCAGCCTGATTGCTGATGAACTGCTGCATTTTTGTATATGTAGGTCGATCAGACCTAAAGGTTGCGCCGACAGTCTTCTCTTGCTTTGCCCACCATGTTGCGCGTTCTGGCTTATCTTTAATCAGGCCCATGATTTGTTCTGGTCCTTTAAGAAAACATAAATCGCAGTTGCCAAGTGCCGTCACGCCGTTACGGAAAGGAAGCTCAAGATCAAACGATGATTTATCCCAAAAGTCATTTATATCCTGTCTGTTTACGCCAGCATCTACTAGTGGAAGATGCAGCCCTCTAGCTCTTAGCTTTGGGACTCTAATCGCCTCATCAGCCCTAACGCCAACCATAGTCTCATCTGACTCAAGACCCGTGGCTTTCGTTATGGCGACTCCTTTAAGCTCCATACTGCAAAACCTTGCCACTGGATTCGGCAGATATTTTTTCTTTGCAATCAATGCTTCAAATGGCTCACCATTGCGGCTGGCAGATTTGAAGTCAACTATCTTGTAGCCAGGAAAATCTGGTAAATATTCGACCCATACGATGTCAACACCCCACTGCTCACCGCAATCTCGGACAAAGCGCAGCGTTGCCTCATCTTCCTTGCCTGTATTTGCAAAGCAAACCACAGCTTCTTTTGGCAGGCCGCCGTTAGACTGAAGCACCCTCCAGAGCATATAGGCGCTCGTCCTGCCACCGCTAAAGCTGATGCAGGTCGGGCTATCGATCCGAAATGGATCAGTCATAGGTACTCGTCTTTCCTTTTTGGTCTTGGGCAGTCCTCTGGCGGCACCACTACGCACCAGACAGCGCGCGCCCAGCGTGTGCCCTCCACATAAATCCAGCGGTCGATGTAAGCATCCGGCATAGCGCGCAGGATGCGCGAGATGTGGGACTGATCGACGCGGGTCATTTCGGCTTCTATCTCATGGACCGTCATTCCATCCGGCTCTGCGCGGAGCAGAGCGCGGATTGCCCTGATGCGGCTTCCTTTTTTCGCTGGCATTACTTTGTCCTTGCTGGGCACAGGCGCCCTTGCTCGCATTTGTTGTTGCAGGGCGGGCAGCCTTTGTAGGGGAAACCGCCGCGCCAGTCGTCGAATAGGGGCTGCGGCTCGGTTCCGTCAGATGGGGATGTGTCGCCATAAACCAGCGGTCTGCACACAGCGTCGGTATCTTTCTTTGCGTCATAACGGCATCTGCGCTCGCTTTCGTACAGTTTGCTGGCGTATACCTCGCCATCTTCAATCCACTCCAGTACCCACGCCACCGGCTCCTGCTCTGGCTGTTTATATTCGACGTGGCAAAAACTGCACTTAATTTTTGGAATGTCATGCGCGCACACCGGCTCCTGCTCCTGTCGCTGGTTTTCCGCTTCATCGACACGTTTTTGCGATGTGTCGCCGGGTGGAACCCATCCAAGCGCGGTGGCGATTCTGATTGCCGCAGACTTGTCGATGACCGGCTCCGGTTGCGCCAGCCTTTTTTGCAGTAGATCGGACACAATCCAAGCCCTCTGTATCTCATCCTTGCTCGGAGCCTCTTTAACAGCTTGCAACGCCTCCAGCGTCTGCTGCATCAGTTCGCGGTCAGTCACTTTTCAGCCCTCAAGTCGTAGAGTGGTACAGGCTTATAAGTGTCATCAGGCCGATGCACTCTGAAGAACTTAAACCCGAGCGCATTTGTGGCGAGGTACGCCACAGGCTCGCGCTTCGTCGGGTTCACACGATCCATGAGAGCGTGCGCGAATCCCAGCACTTCATAGTGCTGACGCCAGAGCTTGAGGATTTCGTCGTTGGTCATGTCTTCTCCAATGTCTCGGCGAGGATTTCTCGCGCCTGGCGCATTCCCGCAGCCCAGCCGGCAAGGACACCCTGCGCGGCCGCGCGCTCAATGATCTGGCGCACATCCTCTGCGGTGAGGATGCCGAACGCGCCGGAGCGCGGGGCCAGGTTGGCGACGATCTTCGCCACTTCGGTCTGCATGGCGGCTTCCATCAGATGATCCCCGTGAAGATGGCCGCGAGGACGCAGGCGCCGATGACGGTGGAGACG